ATGGAAAAGCATCATTCACCACTAAAAGTAACTCCCGCATCATGGGAAAAAAACATCAAAGGCAATCTAAAAAAGACTTGGGAAGTTTACTATAAATTTTTCAACCACGAACATCAATTAGGTTTTCCCGTAAGATTTAAGGGGATGAATCGCTGCCAGACTTTGGAGGAAAAGCAGGAAATGACAAGGTTTCTAATTAATAACGAATTGCGAAATCTTAAAAATGGATATAATCCAATTACAAAGGAATATGAAACTGAAGAAAATCAAGTTCATGAAAAAACTCCTTTCATTCTAGCCCTAAAGATCGCATTAAAGAAAATCCGTATAGCTGATTCAACCAGGAAGACAATGCAGGATCCAGTTAAGTTAATTATTGAAGCTTCACAAAAAACAGGTGTTTCTGCTCTAAATATTTCCGAGGTTCGAAAACGTGATATCAGGTTGATGCTTGATTATCTTTTAGAAAAAGGATATTCAAACGACAGGTATAACCGAGTTAAATCTAATTTAGGTATTCTTTACAATTACTTTGTAGATTTGGAAATATTTGAACACAATTACATTCGTGACATTTCAAAGCTTCCACACACTCCGAAAATAAGAAAGATTTTTCGAGATGCTGATAAAGAAAAGTTTGAAGAACTTAAAGTCTTGAACTATGATATGTGGAGATTTTTAAAACTCTTTTATTATTCACAAAGTAGGATTTCTGAATTTAGAACTTTGAAATTAGCAGACATCCATTTTGATAAACAGTATTTTGTAATTTTTGAGAAAAAAGGTCGTAGATACCACAAAGTAATTAAGCCGATGAATATTCACATCGCTAGCTTATGGAAAGAAGTTTTATCTGAGGCAAATCCTTGTGATGAATATGTTTTTACAAATAAATTAAGACCCGGCTTAAAGCCATGTACAAGAAATTCAATTGCACAACGGTATAAACTCTGGGTAAAAGATAAATTAGGCATTAAGGTCGACATGTACGCTCTTAAACATACATTTGCCAATGATATAACTAAAGAGTACGGAATTTACGAAGCTCAAAAAGCTCTCGGACATACTAATCAAAAAACTACAGAGCTATATGCTGTGGATTATCGTGAAGATCTTCTCGAAAAACAAAAACATCTAAAAACAGGATTTTAATATTAAAAAGCATCAATTTCTCAGATGCTTTTTTTAATTTTATTAAAAACATGAACAATGAAACATAAATACGCATATGCTATTTTAGTATTAATAATCTTTGCCTTAATGTTTTTCGCTAATAACCTGATGGATAAAAACAGAGATTTACAAATGGTTTTAGATCAATGTTCAGAAAGGTATTACAAAGAGATTGGGGTTGTAAAATAATTAGATTTTCCTTTAACTTTACCAAATGGAAGAAATGGAGATGCAGATCCTTGAGATTGTCAAAAAGAAACATAAAGCAACCGGTGGTAATAATGGTAATTTGTTCGGAGATTTCGATCATATTCTAAATATGCCGATTCCCGAAAGAAATGCTTTTTTACAGAATATGGTTAATCGTAAATTAATTGTATTTCGTGAAGGAAGTAATGCAAAAATGGTTATGTTGCCAAAATAAAAAAGGAGTCAAATTAATGACTCCTTTTTTGTGAATAAATCTTATATTAGACTAAATCATATTATTAAATTTGAGGAATGAAACTTAATGGTATAATACGAGAAGATGTCAAGCCTGCAGATAAATCGATCATTGTTGAGTTTGATGGTGATGAGAAAAAACAACACTTTGAAGTGAAATGTTTGTTCAGTCCTTTCCATCTTGAGATAAAGAAATGGCAAACCTGGCAGTTAAATATTAAGATGGAAAGTGAAATCTTCACGGAACCTAAGACAGGTGAAAAATCTTATTTCACGCATCTTTTGTGCAAAAAAGCTGAGCTAATTCATTCACCGTATGGGAAAGATAACGACTGGCAACCCTTAGGAGAAAATGACAAGTAAATATTTATTTATATCCATAAAAAACTAAATCCCTCGTATAACTTGCAGCCTCGATCATATTACAATCATTTGAATCCATATCTCGAGTTATTTTAGCTCTTATTTCCTGAACATGATGAAAGTTTTCTTCCGGACCTTCTAGCATATCAAACAATTCAAAAAATTCTTTACGTAACACTTCTTTTTCCTCGATCTCATTTCTATCAGAAGCGTTCCAATATTCCCACAGCTTTTCTGTAAGATATTTAATATTCATTTTCATTTCTTTGTAACTCATGACGCAAATTTAGTTATTTGCAATAGTGATCTTCCAATGCGACAAAACTTGACGTATTAAAAAAATGAGTCCACTAGAAAAAGTAAGCCCAATGAGAATCTGTGTTAAGCATTACCTTTAAGAAATTGTTCAAAATTAGTTATTTCCCTATTCATCTCATTATCAAAAAAAATAGTTTTGTCCCTGATAAAAAACACACCTTCTATTCCTCCTTTAACCTTACATTTTAAATTGGCTTTTATAGCGTTCCCATCATTATAATTATAAATAACCGCTGAGATTATTGGCTGGTCAGTAATTCCTTTATCATGAACATGATCATTGTAGAATACATCTTTGAGTATTTCATCATTAATCGTCAAATTATGTAATTTCTTTTCATTTTTAATATGATCTGAAGTATAAATATAATCAATAGGATCTATGTGAAAATTTTGCTTTTCAGTTTTTAAGTACTCAATCTCAATGTATCCTTCATAGACTGGTAGCATTTCTTTGTCAAATTCATGATACAGTCCAATTTTTTTTAAATCAATTCTTATTTTTTTACTAGTTTTTATATACTCCCAACCCATTTTATTGAAGATTTGGTCCTGGATAACGTCTGTTAATTCAATTAAATTAATTCCGTCATACGAAAGTACAGATCCCATTATAGTCACTTCTTTACCGGCTTTGTGAGCTATATCAATTTTAATTTCACTATCCAAATTAAAATAGTGAACTGTTCTTAAAACCGGAATCTTCAAAAGGGTTTCCCATTTCTTATTTAAAGCCGAGTGAACTGTTAAGCATTCTATTCCATAACTTTTAGCTTTGTCTAGTGCTGCTTTACTGAATCCTTTCGAACAAATTAAAATTCCCTTGTTTGCGTTTAAATCTTCGATAACTTTTGCAAACTGATCTACAACGCTAACGTCCGCATTATGTTTATAATCTTTAGCTTCAACGATAATTAAATGATCGACACCTGCAAACTTATATTTTATTGAAACATCAATTTGTCTATTGATTTTTGCTCTTTCGTCGTAAATATGGTCATCATGTTTTATTTCGGCGTTCGGTTCTAAATCACGATACATTTTCTCTAGTAATTTTTCGTACTCTTTTCCTGTGCTCATTTTGACATTTTATGGTTACTGTTTTTATGATAATTTGTAATAACAGTTTTGTTCGGTAGTGTTTGATAATTGATATTAAGTAAATATAATAACTTATTTAATATCTTGTAAAAAATGGTCTGAACTTTTTCGAAGTAAAACAAAATCAGGCTTACCTGTAGAAAGGAAGCCCAATAAGAGTTCTGAACGGTTTGCTAAACTGGCTATGTAAATGTTGTAAGTTATTGATTAGTTAAAAATTATATAAAAATGATTAATTATCTCTATATTAGTAGAAATAAAATTATTAACTATGTCAAATAATAAGAGCTATGTTATGTGGAATAACAAGGGCGGTGTTGGAAAAAGCACAATAACATTTCATATTGCTTCAATTTATGCTGAGCAAAATCCAGATCGTGATGTTATTGTCATAGATATGTGTCCACAAGCAAATTCCTCTTCAATGTTAATGGGCGGCGGTAAAGATAGTGAAGTTGCCTTGCAAGAATTAATCTCAAAAGATATTCCACAAACTATCGTTGGCTATATTACTGAAGCAACTTTAAAAGGTGATGCCACATTGCAAAATTACATTACTAAACTCGATGAATATAATCCAAATCTTGCAGAAAATTTATATTTAATTTCTGGCGATGGAAATTTAGAATTGATTGCCCCGTTATTATCGCAAAGAGCAGATGCAACACCATTATCATCTGCTGATAATCCATGGGTAGATATACATACGATCATAAAGAGGTTAACTGAAAAAAGAATAGATGAGGATCGAGCATGTACATACTTCATAGACACAAACCCTAGTTTTGCCATATACACACAATTAGCAATCGTAGGTGGTCAAGAGTTGCTGGTTCCCGTAAATGCTGATGATTCATCAATATTTGCAATTACTGGATTATTTAATTTGATTTGGGGTAGTTCAGACATACATCCGGTATATGGCAAATACACTTTTGCGGAAAAGGCTAGAAGCCACGGTTTACAGTTGCCTAAAATCTCATATTTATTAGGTAATCGATTTACACAAAAACGAGGTGCTGCTAATGCATTTAAAGCATTATCGAATGAAGCCGTGCAAAGGATGTTTGACGAGTATGAACATGATCCCAATAAGTTTGAAAACAGAGGCCTTAATATTAATTCTGCTCAAGATTTCGAGAATGCATATGGCGTAGAACTACGAGATTTTAATAGCGCAGGTGTAGTAGCTGCAAACCAAGGTATACCATTAAGCAAAATGGATAGACATACATATGAAGTTTATGGTCAGACAATTCAGGTCTCTAAAGATCAAAGGGATCTTTGTAAGGCAGCAATAAATGTTTTAGTCGCAAAATTATAATTCAAAATTCATCAAAAATACACCTACCTAAATGGCAGGTGTATTTTTTGAACTAAAATATAAATCAGATTCTGCTTTTCTACGTCTTACTAAACCTCGAAGCTTCACACCTTGGGCGGTAATATATCGCTTTTCAAACCAATCTTTAATTAGATACTTTTGTGATTTTTTGTTGATCAAATCAAATAATGTAGAAGATCCTCCAGTATTGTAAGTGTGAGAAACTAAAGCATCAAATTGATCTTGAGTTACTGGTATTTTCAGTTTTCTAATAACAAAAGCTTCAAAAGACTCCAAGTCTTTTTTCAACGCAGCATCAGCCTCTTCAGCAGTTTTCATTGTAGCTCTTTTCTCCGCTAATTCTTTGTTATGAATACCTTTGAGAAATTTTCCTTTATCATCCCTCATAACTCTTCCCCAACCTTCAGTCCAGATTCCAACAGGATCCATTTTAGGTTGTAATCCAATTTTCTTTAAATCTCCATCATGAAGACTTTCAAATTCTTTAATTAGGTCAATTCCTTTTTTGCCTGTTCTCATTTTTTCCTGTAGTTTTTAAAATATATAAATATTGTGATGAGCAGTAAAGCAAATGCTCCCAATCCTCCAATCAAACCAAAACTCCAAAATGTTCCGGTTCTGGTGGTTGCTTCCTTGGATTTGTTTTTCATTTCTTGAACTCTCGCTTTAATATTATTTTCTTCAACAATATTTTCGGAGAATTCTTTAAACTTATCAACCAAAGATTCTGAAGTATTTTCTTTTTTTAAATGATCTAGTTTCGAAGTTTTTGATCTGAGATGAACCTCTGCATTCCCGGTAACTTTAATAGCTTGTATAGTGTCACCATTCTCAATGTTGTAGACTTCAAGTGGTTTACCAGCTTCAGCTTTCCCCTTAATTTCAAAATCGGTTTGGTTTTCTTTTTTCTGATCAGAAAATTCATTCTTTTTTGTCTCTTGTTTTTGATGAGTTTTGTCAATTTGGTTTTCTGTTTTATTTTCGGAAGTTGTTTGAACTTTATCAATTTCTGAACTTGATGTATTTAAAACCTTTTTCGTTTTACACGCCATCAACAGGAACATCGTCATTATTAATATTGATATTTTCATTTTCTTGTTTTTTGTAGTTTGTTAGAAATTCGCGAAGTACATCATCTTTTTTTTCTAAAAGTTCTAAAACCTGAACCATAGAAGCATCTAATTTTCTTCTTTGCTTTTCATCACCTTTTTCATGGACAGATTTTGCTTCTGTAAAAACTAAAGCAACTGCAGCCAATAATGAAACAAACGGAATTGCCGAAATTGGGAACTCAAAAAAATAGGAGATTGGAACAATTGCGTCAAAAATAAAAGCAAAAACAAGCATTCCAAAGTATTGATTGAATTTTGATACACTCCTCTTATAGCCTTCAGAACTTCTTAATTCTCCAACTTGTTTAGCTTTTCTAATTCCAAAAAAGAAATCGATGATCATAGCCAAAAGAACTGCACACCAAAGAATTCCAATTACTATTAACTTCATAGTAATTGCTGCATAATCTTCCTTTAAAAATTCTAATATCATAGTAGATTCTTTATTATTTATAAGCTAAGCCTGTTGCGACGCAACGAGCTACATATTTATTACCTTGTGTGAATAAGTGAAGCTGATCATAAGTCATTACGCTGATATTCTTTTTATTAATACCCGACTCATTTAGTACGTCTATAACCGTCAATCCAAGATAATTAGCTAATTCTATTAGCTTTGCAGAATTCTGCGGACTTCTCGTCCAATTGAGTTCTGCCTGTTCCACGTAACCAATATTTTTATGTAATGTACATATGTAAATTTTACAGTTAATATTTTGTGATAAAATAATTTCAATAGCTTTTGCTAAATTTCCTACCATGGTATCTGCATACTGACTTTGTATTTTATTATCTATATCTGCAATGCTCCCAATTGTATTCATGTTCTCATTATGACCAATCATAAAGCACACAGCTGAAGTATTGGTGAAATTAGGCACACCATTATTCCCATAATGCTGATATGCAGCATTCCAACCACCGGTGCCATTAATAATTTCAACAAGTCTTTTTGCCTGCGCCCCTGAGCTTCCCCAGTTTCGAACATTAGCACCCAACAAAGTACCAACTTCAGGCACCCAACTTCCGTAAGTACCTCCTGCTACGATGGAATCACCTAAAAAATCTATTGTTAAACCATCCCATTTAGATTTTTTTGCCGTACTGCCATTAAATAAAGGAGCGAGATCTGCTTTGATTTTTAAAGGTTCAGTAATTATCACTGACCCTTTATTAACTTTGATATTCAAATATTCATTTGGAAAATCCGGATGTTTTACATTAAAACAAAAAAAAGCACAATTTGCAGGAGTAGTAATTCCTCTGGAAGGTGGAGCAAAAAAGCCTTGCGCTGATAAAAGGTTATTAGAAACCCCTTCATATCGTACCATTATAGACATCCCAACAAATCCATATAATAGATAAGCACTGAGCTGTGAAGCAGGTATTCTCACATATCCCCAACCAATTCCAGGCGTAATATCACCATTGGATGCTATAAACTGTCCCGGAATAAATGAACCATCGTATAAATTGGTTTTTTCTAAAATTTCAGTCGAATTCAAAGACTTCCATTTTGTTGATACTCCAGGAACATCATTAGCCAAAGCACTCACACCCAATGGTATTTCCCAAAAACCGCTGTTATGTTTTCTCTGTGCAGGTCCTACAATTGGGAACGTAGATCCTTCGAAAGCGGGTATGTATTGTGTGGCCTGAGGCATAGCGGCCCTTAATTGAGTAAAATTAATACCATCCCAATATACACTGTTGATGTATGTAGATTCTGTTACGATTGGTGTGCTACTTGGTGAACTTGCGCCCACAGCTACAATAGGAACCAAATTAGCGTAAGTACCAACGTCTGAAAGTTCATATTTACCAACATCTTCAGGTAATGGTTTTGTATCAGTTGTTTTTAGCGACCCAACAATTCCAGCCGCTAAATATGATTTAATTACTGATAAATCAGTTGTTTTCATTGTACCCCCATCAGCATAAAGTACTTTACCAGTTAAAGGGTCAGCAACGTGTTCTAAACCATCTATCGGGTCTAATTTTATAAAAGCCATGTTTGTATCTCCCATTATTTAGTAGGTATTGCGTTTTCGTTATTATTAAAAGTGTATATAGATGTCTTTTCACCATTTCCTAATGCATGTCTAAAAACATCTTCAAAGATTTTTTCTTCATCTAAGAAAATATTCATTCCGTTTTCATCCTTTTGGTTTGAAAACTTCATTGTTACAGTTGGGGAAAATTCTTCGTATTCTGGTTTTTCTTTGCGGGTGCGTTTTGTTCCATCGATGTAGAAATCATTATTTGTAGAATGCACGGAGATAAAAGAAAGAATATTATTATCTCCCTTGATTTCAAATTCGTATTTTACATTCTCTTCTAGCCACGCTCCACTAATCCTAGTTGATCCTTTACTACCTGCTCTGGAAGTGCTAACTTCCTCATCAATATCAAACTGACCAAGACAATAAGCAGGCATATTTGTAATAATGTAATCGTAACCATCATCCATAAAAGTGAATAGATTTCGATTGAAATTATTACTTGTAGCTATTCTGATATACTTCCGACCTTTATCATCGGAGCTATCTAAAAATCTCACACAGTTTGAGTAGAATATTGTTTCTCCGGATCCTATTCTTATTTCAAAATGTCCTTGGATTTCTTCAAAAGAAATGAAAGTAATCCTAACAAGCTTTCCTTCTCTTAGACCAAATTCACACGATATCTGAATCTCATCATCACCAACTAACCAAAGTTGTAAATCTTCGGATTCAACTTCATTTTGGTAATTGGGAATTAAAAAGCGGTGGTAGGAATTAACTTCTAATGGATATGGAGCATCAACATGCCCGAAGTATTGAGTATTTTGCGGATTGGTCATATCCTCCAATTCTTCAATTGTTTTGTAGAATCTTACCGGAGAATGATACCAGAAACGCTGCATAAAAAAACATTATGCACAAAAATAAAGTGCATAATGTCCGGTGTTGTTGTTTGTCTATTAAGGAATTACTGGATCATCCGGATCAGGTGGACGTGGAGTTCTCCATTTTTTAGTGGCTTCAATTTTAACATCTGTATTAAATTCTGAATTGTCAACTGTATTTTTAATATTAATAAGTAAATCAGCATTTACTATTACGGTATTATTTCCGAATGAACACTGCAGCTGATTTAAGCCATCATTGTCTGTAGGCTTTAACTGCACATTAAATATAAAAGACTCATTACTTAAAACATGATTAGAAACAACGGTATCGTCAGAATCAATTCCTGAAAACGAATAAACACTTGCTATTTCATTATTCAAATCATCAGCAACTCTAAAAAATCCACCTCCCGGATACGAAAGAAAACGCCAATCAATTTCAAATATCCCGGTTCCGTTCAGCTGAAATCTTAGAGAACTTGTTCCGCAAGCTGAATCAATACTTCTTTGAATTTCGCTGTAGACCCAATCATTAAACTGCCATGCTATCATTAAGGTGTTTGATACTTTATTGTGATAATCCGCTGTTGAAACAATCACCCTGAAATAAACATTTGTCCCTGTTAAGATATTAAAGAATAAAATAGATTGAGTATCATCTGTTTTCAAATCCGCAACTTCTTTTAAGGTAATCCAGTTGCTGCCATCGATGGAATATTGAATTTTTGAAATTGGATTAATGTAATCATCATTGAAATCCCAAACCAGGCGAACTGTATCTTTTGTCAATTGATCAACACTTAACAATGTTGGATTATCAACCGATTTACCTTTAATTTTTGCGTTTACGGTTAAAATGTTAGTTTTCTTATTATGAGAGAATGCTTCATCACCAAATGGAAAAACATCATAAATGCCGTCCGGAGTATTCAGCGTTAAATATCCACGACTTTGATTTCTATCTTCGTTTATACCATATCTCCATGATTCATAAATCATAATAAATTCTTGAAACGTAATATCGATGTATGCAATTGAGATTAAATCGCCATTAAATAAAGTATCGGAATAAGCTCTTAATCTACCTAAAGTTTCATCATCCCCAACAGTAACCAAATCAGGCAGCTCATTAGCGAGGTCATCGGAATTAATTCTCATCTGAGCTTCAGAATTATTTTTATAGTTGGTTGTTTTTATTAATTCATTATTACCTTTTTTCCGCAAACCTGAACCAAACCATTTGAACCATCTCGCCATGTGGTATTTGGGGTTGTGGCGTATATTTGTTGCTGTCTCAAAATTTCTTATATTCTGTGGATCAGTAAATCCATCATTAGTTCTGTTTTTAATTAATGATGCAATACGGTATCTAATCGGAGTATCATTTACGCCCTCCTGTATCCCTGTAGTCTTACTTAATTTCATTTTAGACAAGTCAATACTTATTACGGTCCATTGACCTGCATTAAACCCTTCTGTTATCTCTATTAAAGCACCTACTTCTATCATTGTTGTATCGAATGGTGTAGCGGTGCAGTTTAATTGTAAATAACCGCCATCTATAGAATGTATAGTGTTTTCAAATATTCCTGTATCCCAATAGTCGGTTAAATTAACCATGTCAATTAAAACTAAATCATCATCATTGTCATTTGTTGAAGTAGTTTTATCTTCTATTAATTCTTGAATCTTAAACTCATCAATAATCAATTCCGTTTCTTTATCAAATTTATTTTTAACAGATTTAATAGGAGTGATAAATTCAGCTGTTGTAGTAAAGTTTTTTATATCATCTCGAACCTTTGTAGAAAATTTCTTAGATCCGAATTTTAAAGAATTAAAAATAACACCTTTATCATTTTCAATTTTATAATCTTCTTGGGTGTATATCTTTTGTGACAAATCATAGATCTTGACATCCTTAAAAAAATAAGCAATGTTTTCTATAACAACATTATCGTTCAGGACGTCAAATCCTAATGCTAACAATTTAGCAGAACCATCTGTAAAAACACTTTTAAATGATGTTTTAATCTTTTGATTTAAATAGATAGGAGGCAATCCTCTTAGATAAACCCCTGTTGAAATTGACGTATTATAATAAGCGCCGTCTATTCCAATGATATTAGATATTACATTTAAAGATGAAGATGTATAGTTTTTAACTAATTGATTTAATGCTGAAATTAATCTAACACCTTTCGTTTTAACTAAAGGACTTTCTAAATTTGTTGTTATTTCAATACTTGTATTATCTTTAATCGGATATAATCCAATATTCACATCTTCATTTGTTCTGATTTCCAATGTTAGATTTTCACCTGGATTTAAATTACCAATATTAAATGTTTCATTATCTATTTTAATAACCCCCGAAACTGTATCAGCTAATTTGACATCACGAACACCGGTAACTCCACTTTTTACAAGCGCATACAAAGAAGCATTAGCAACACCTGAATTGGTATTAACTGAGATTTCTAAATTGCTTATTTCTATTTTGATATTTGGTATTAAAATAGTGGTGCTTATAAAATCTCCTTGATAAATCCTTCCTAAAAATGGTCCTAAATTTTTATAACTTGAGTAATCGTTAGCATTTACTCCAAATTCATAATCTTCAGACCTCTTAAATGAAAAGAACCCGAATTTAGAACTTGGAACAAAAGCACCTGACCTTTGTTGAGAAGTATCGTATGTATAAAAGTTCGATAAAACAAAATCACCCTTCTTATATCCGATATCGAATATTTCAACAGGATCAATATCATTTTCATCAAGATCTTTGTCAGCAAACAAATCGATAATGGTTTCATCACGAGTAAAAAGTTTATTTTGTGATTCACTTTTTTTGATTTCTATTTCAATTTTGAACATTGACTTATCGAAAGTATGAGAGTACTTACTGAAATCAACATCGAAATTATCTTTCAGTAAATCATATTCGATCCCATCTTTTACCCCAATGCATTTAAAATGAACCAATCCATCAGTTCCCTGTTCATTTTTAACTGCTCTAAGAATGTCATATGCTTTCTTATGCTCATACTGCATGAATCGAAGTTTCTCACTTTCTCCAATGATAAAATCTTTTACAAAAAATAAATCCGGATCCATACTTACTTTAGAATCTACATCATCCCAACCATCAGGCTTTTCTATTTCATAAGTGCCAGCATGATTTCCTTCAGGAACAATGAATTTGAAAATCTCCCTTACTCCGTTTTCGTATAGTATATGTTTAATTGGTACCATTAGCTGTAATATTTTTCGTTACCGTTTTCATCGTATTCACCAATCTGTAAACCTAAATTTGCACCACGGTAAAGAAGAATTTTCCCACCATTCTTAATAACAACTGGCTTGTCGTATTTTTTCAAAGCATTCTCAAACTTTCTTCCAACTTTGTCAGCAATAGCATCAGAATTATCTTGCGTTTGATTAATCACGACAGGAGCCGGAGCACGTAAACTTTGTAGTGCTATCTTTTGTAAAATATTATCACCCAGTTTAGGCATTGAGCCCATTCTACTGATGATAGCTTTAGTTTCTTTCGCTGTGTGAACATTATCACCTTTTTTCAAATAAGTAAGCTGATCACCCTTATCTGAACCTAAAGATGTGATTTCTCCTTTCTCATTAGTAATAAATTCACGACCGCCATCCTGAGTGATAGCAACTTCAGCCTTTCCACCTCTACGACCAACACGATATTTTGGAACAACATCTTTCGAAGAAATTGCAATTGATTGCGCTATACCGAACGCAAGAGCCAAACCTGCAGGAATTGCACCCGCAATAAATCCCATTTGCGCTAATGTCATTGTGGCTGCTAAAGCACCATTAATCAATGCTTGATTCGCCGCCGCTTTTTGTTCTGCTCTTGCCTTTTGCGCTTCGATCATTTTTTCACGCTGCATTTGCTGTTCTTTGTAGGTCCTAGCTTCATCTTCCAACTGATTACGCTGATGCATCTGCTCTTCTGTGAGTGTTTCTAATGAATTTAGCTGCTCTAATCTCTCATTTATAAATCCGATTTCCTGTTCTGTAGTTTCTTGAGTGTATTTTAATTGTTCATCAAGTGCAGCGATAGTATTATCCTTTGTTTTATTTGTGATTGCTGTTAATCCATCAGCTATAGTAGAAGCGGCAATTAAAGCTGCATCCTTTGCCGAAAATGTTCCATCAATTATCTTTTGAAATACGGCATCAAACTGATTTCCTAAATTTTCAAGACCCAAATCTGCTAAACCTTTAGAAATAATTTCTTTTGTTTTAGCCATTTCCGGAGAAAGTGTAGAAGCTATTCCTAAGTCAATTTCAATGTTTTCACCAGATAATCTTTGAATAGTTGCTTCGTATTCATGAAGTCTTTGAAGTTCTTCTGGAGTAGGAATTCCTAAACCTCCATTTAATTTAGCTAATTCAATTCTCGCTAATATTTGACCTCTCAGTGACTTTAACCTATCAATCTCTAGATTATTGACATTGATTTGATTTTGTCTCTCAAGTACAGTAAGTAAATAATCTTTTTGATCGAGATTTAATCTTTTATCTGTTGTGATGAGCTGTCTTTGTTTTTCGTAAGAAATATCCTTGCTTAACTTCAATAAATTAGATTGATATTCTATCTCTACATTTAAAGCTTCAGGAATAGCATTGACTCTTTTTAATCTATTATCCTGAATTTTACCTATCTCCTCATCTCGTTTTCTTTCCCACTCAATAACAGACTGACCAGCAGTTGTGGCGAGTGTAATTTGTTTTTCATAATAATCGCTTAATTCGGAAATGATCTGATTATCTATCTCAATTTGCTGATTAAGTTTGTCTAAGTCATTTAAATATTGGTTTTCCTGAATAGCTTTAGAATTTCTCTCTAATTCATTTACCTTAATCTTACTATTTTCCTCAATATTCTTCTTCTCAATATCGTAAATCTCTTTGTTAGCACTTACTAATTCATCTACAGCACGTTTTCTTACAGATGCTTCAATCTGTTTTTCTTTAGCATTCGAGCCATCAAGATAATTATCAAGTTTTGATCGGTAATTTTTTACGATTTGAATATAATTTCTCCAATATTCCTCCTCATTAATTTCTAAATCTAATCTCTTTTGATTTTGAATAGCAATAGCGTTATCTTTTTCAGCTTGTAGAGTTGCTAAGTAATCTTTTTGCTCACCAGTCAATTTTGCTCCTGAATATTTTTTTTCAGTGGGAATGTTGCCGCCTTTTCCCAATTTATCACCTTCGTAATTCAGAACATCTTTTTTATTATCAAGTTTCATCTTATCTTCAATAAGAGTCTTGTTTGTTTTTATACCTTTTTCACGTATTTTATTTAATTGAGTGTTGTACCCCAGCTGGATATTTAAACTCCTGTTGAGAAGTTCAGAGGCTTCCACTTCTTTTAAAATCAAACCACCTTGACCATCTCGAACATACTCGGTCTGTGTACCTTGCTTTTGAATTTTAATATAATTCTGCTTTTCAATATTTAAACGTCTCTGTACTTCCTCTTCTTGTAAAAGTTGCTCTTCTACTCTTTTTTCAAGAATGTTTCCAATAGCACGAGCTCTGGCAGAATCAAGAATAGCACCTCTTAAAGATATATATTGATCTTTTGCTTTACCCACCATAATAGCCTCATCAGAAAGGTTTTTAAAGAATGATGGATATAATGCTTGTAACTTATTAACAGATCTTATTCTAGCTTCTTTAGCAGCATTCTCATTTGTAGCAACTTTGTACAAAGTATCTAGTTTGCTAATTTCAGAAGCAGCTGATTTTACAGCCTCTTTTCTGGATTCATTTAAATCCTTGGTATTTTTTGTCAAAATAGAAGTTGCATCACTTCCTTTCAACATCTTTTGAATCCAAGTTCCTATTTCTTTTCCATATACTGTTAGTAAAGTAATACCAATTGATAATAAAGTATTCCAGCTGAAAATAGCAGCTCCTAATTGTTTCCAAACCGGTACTGTAGCTTTACCCTCAGCTCGTAATCTCACGTTTTCTTCTCTGGCAGATTTCATACTGTCGAAGAATATAGGAAGGTTGTTAGAGATGGCCATGAATCCTGTTTGCATTGAATAGGTAAATGCCGGAGCTTCTCTTGCCAATTGAGCAACTGAATTATTCATGGAATTAAATCCACTGGCATAATTACCTACATTACGTCGGTAAATCCCCATTGAGCCATCTACAGCTTTCAATGTTTGATCATATCTCTGGATCCTACGTTCTAATTCTGCCATTCTAGCAATTTCACGATCCGTTAAAGTCATTCCTAATTGCTTTGCGGTTGCGAGATTTCGATACTCACTTTGAAGTCTTACAAGTTTTTGCTGAACAGAATTATATATTTGAAGTGTGTTGCCTAATCTTGCTCTCTCTCTATCTGATAATGCCGCTAACCGCTCCTCAGCTAATGCTCTATTTCTTTGTTCAGTATTTAATAATCTTGTTTGAGCTGCTACGTTCGCAATTTGAGGTGCCAAAGTTGATTGAGCTATCGCCAATTGTCTTTCAACTTGAAGTAATCTTCTTTCAGCATCAGATAATTGATTTGTAACAACTGTCATTCCTTCTGTTGCAACTCTAGATCTCTCTGCAGCTTGTACAAACTCTCTGGGAGTAGCTCTAGCAAAACCTTGAGACGCTTGATTGACAACTCCCATTAATTCCCTGAATTTTGCGACGGTTATATCTATTTCACCGTTGACGGATTTTAGTCCTGCAATTGTTTTCTCTTCGTCGTAAATTGCTAATTTCTCACTCATTTTGCATTGATTTTATTGAGTTGTTCAATCTTTTTTAGTAAAGCCTTAATGTAAATTTGGTATTGATGAAGTGAAGTTGTCTTTTCGTCAAAATCCATCTCCAAACCAATTTTCACATTGATAATTTGTTCATCAATATCGAATTCTGAATCATCTTTACTCTCAGTTTTAATCTTCTGTAGATCGCTGAGAATGTGATTCTCCAGTTTTTGGATTTTTTCTAGAATAATCTCTTTTTGAATATTAAGATCCTTGGACTTTTTAATTTTAAATTCTGAAAGGAGATCAAACAAATCATTCAGCGAAAACTCCTGTTTTAATTGATCACAAAGGAATTCTTGTTTTTGCTTCAAGCTGATAATATCATTTAAACCACCGAATACCAACATTTGGAGTTTGTTTCTTTCTACTGAAGAATAGACAGATAACTCTTCATTTTTTTCATTAATATCAAATGCTGATTGCGACTGGATGTAATTGAATTTATTTTCCAGTTCTTTCAAGTCATATTCAATGGCTTCATGACCGTCATATCCAACAATCATGTACAAAAAATCCCCAGTCTGTAGTATTCGTTTGTAATTCCAGATGGGGAGTTCTTTACTGTCTTTAAAAATTTTTATGTTATTCATTTAAACATGGATGTTCATTAGTCTTATACCACTCAGTTATTCCATTTTGATCCAAAAAACCTCTTTCAATTGCAACTTGATTAGGGTTTTTATCCTTAGGCACGAGTGCCACTTGCAAACCTCGTTCATCATCGAAAATATGGTAGATGAAAAATCGGTTTTCCGGGTCCTGATCAAATTCTCTCAATATCTGGCAATCAGTCTGGGTTAAAGGTTTACTACAACTACACATTATCTTCCAGCGATTATATTTTCTATTTTCAATTTTACTTCTGGCTTCTTTTCTTCCAGAATTGTATTGAGTTCCTTTTGTTCAATACCTAGAGCAATTCTGTTTGCTGCTTCTAATTTTCTTTCAAGGGAAATAATCTTCTTATTCGTATATTTCTGTCGAAATTCCACGAAACTTCGATTACGTTTTACATGAATACCTCTGTGATATTGCCCCGTGTCTTTTAAATCCCAACGTCCACGGTTTAAAGGATTCCTTCTTGTTTTCTCAAAACCGTAATCTGAATGACTAGAATAGAAGGGCAGATCACTGCCCTCGCTATCCTTACCTTTTAATAAATTCTTTCGGTTTAATTCCTCAAGCTTTAGCTCCTTTATCGTCTGATCCAGTAGCTTTGGCACTTCCCGAATTGCTTTCTGAATGTTCTTTTTGAGTGCTAGTGGATTCATTACCGATTGATGGTTTCAGGTGATTTACAATCTCTTCCCTACTTAATTCAGGATATCTTTCTTGTACATGCTTTACGGCTTCATCGTTTGATTTAAACTTTTTACCGGGATTAAAGCTGTACGCTCCTACTGTATAATTCATTATGCAACAGTTTTTTCCATTGATTTACCAACATAATAGTTAGTATCGAGTGTGATTACTGGATATCCTGCCACCTGACTCTCAAAAGAGATTTTATTACCAGCAACCAAAGCAGCATGAGTGAATGTATACTCACCAGCTACCTCTGAAACAGCTGTTACAGCTTCAAGAACTCCATTTCTTCTCATTTTCCAATTCCCAGGTGTAACAAGACCACCGACAACTGAATCAGCACACTTGTTTGTAATGGTGATTTTTGTCGTAGTAGCACCTGCGACTAGAATTGGTAATTTTAAATCAAGAGCTGCTACGGGGTTCAATTCGGTAAAATCGATTTCGTTTGATTCATAGATCGCTGATGAACCTTGCCACGCCGCCATAGCTGAACTGACAATATCTATCATTAATGAGGATCCTCCACCTTCAGCACCGGTCTTAACTTTTTTCACTCCAGTAAATAGCTTTACATTGAAAGCCTTTGCTGTGTCATCTTTCAACCGCTGAGCTAAGAATGAACCATCATCAAAGACCAAGACAATACCATAACGTTCTGATCTATTTAGTTTTTGGATTTCATTCTGAAAACATGATGATTTAAAGAAGGTCATGTTCCATCTTTTTACCCCAAGGGTATTCTGATTTCTATCACCACTTTGCATATCGGTAAAACCCGGATCAACATCAGCATCTTCGGCGTTAAAATCTTTTACGGTTCCAATAACTTTGTTTTGAGCTATAAGACCATCTAAAACAGTCTTGTCAAAAGTTGCAGGATCAATTCTAACTGTTCGATCCATAAGGATGAATCCTGTCACCTGCTTTTCATCGCATTGAATTCCGCCTAGATAAGCTACGGCAGCTGCAATTGCGCATTTTTTTAATGTTAACATAGTATTTTTATTATTTAATTTTTAACAATTTTTGTCAATTGAATAAGGCTGTGTATCCATATCAATTCTAAAACAATAGTAAGGTTGAATATTATCAAACTCATAGAAGAAAGAACCAAACACATCTGAGTAATCTGTCACAATTTCAAACTCCCGGTTGATTCCTGAGGAATGATCTAAAACCTTGACAACATCTGCCAAAACCTCAGCATCACATCTTTCTTTATTCTCCGGATATATCTTATTTAAATCCAAAATGAAGTATAAACTGATCTTGGTTTTGAACTGATAATTATTAACACGTTTCTGATTATCTTCAGCTGTGAAAAAGAATTTATTACGTTCAGAAACAATCAGATTTCCGCTGTATTCATTCTTGCTTACATAATGTTCAATAGTTCTCTTTTCTTCCAGATCCTCTAAAACATAACATCTGGGATACGCATCTAAATCCAAGTTCCAAAGACCAGAAAGTTTATCGTAAAGCTTTCTTTGAATCTTATCAATAATGAAATCTAAACCGATTGGATTTTGTTTATTTAGTAAGCTCATTATACAGATGATGTTTCAATTTCGTAGCCGTCGTCAGAACCTAATTGAGTATCAAAAGTTCTCTGAATTACTTTTCGAGCTTCCTTCAGTTCACTGTAATATCTTTTTGCAACTGTATTATGCTGCAGGTCTTTCGTTTCAAACATCAAAGTATCTCGATCAAGCTGAACATTCCTATTACTTCTGTTATTCGAATTATTAAGAAACATCTGCAACGTCATTAATTCAAATGATGCCTTGATAAATGATGTAAGATTTAAAAGATTGTATTCAATGTAGGAATCGCTTTCCAGCGATACAGAAATATTAAAACCCATTCCGTTGCCGGAGTTGCTGTAGTTCCATTTTGAAGCGTAAGGCGTTAATCCAATTCCCGAAGCTGTATAACAAACAAAACCGTCATACTTCATCTCATCTATCCATCCTGAATTTGTTAGTACCTTTTGACTGTCAATGGCAAAAATCCATTTACCGGGACCTTTAAAAGAATAATTCAGTTTTTCAAACGATAGTACTCCATTCTTCGGATTAATTTCAATAGTTTCAACAAGTTCTTTCTCATTTAAAACGTACAAATTAACCGGTTCACTTGTCAAAGCTTGCAAGCAGATTTCATTTAATGTGATTCTCACATAATCGCTCCCTTTAGGCTCAAATACCCACGCAGAATAGTTGTGTGGTAAAACTGTTTCATGTTTACCTACTTCATATAAATACTGTGAATTAATAAGCCTTTTAGAAAGTTTTAAGTCAGATATCACCTTATCTTTTACACGATCAATGAATGATTTTAAAATCAAACTTTCTTTGTTTGTTTTTAGCCACTTGGTAGAATTCGAAGGATCTACATTTATGGTATTATCATCTTTACATTGATACAACTCTTCCTGAAATACAACTACATTCTTTCTATTTCTTGTTCTAGAATAATTTTGATAGGTAACAGAATTATCATAATCAGCAAATTCTAAATCTGGAACCGGAAGGAACTGTAAAAGATTATCCAACGTGATTGAAGGATGAACACCACTGTTGAGAATAATACCTGTGTTTGATTTCAGGGTTAATTCTTCGTCCAGTGTTACATTTGAAGTAAAATCTTCTACAATTCCAAGTTCCATAAATAAAAAATTATCAATTATGCTTCTCTAGCCCAAATCCCTGTTGAGGAAGTTACAATCCATGCTTTTGTTCCAGTAATTCCGGTACCAACAATGGTAATAGAATCACCTGTCTGAGATGTTGCTTTAGTGTTTTGAACAGCTTTATTAACTGCTCCATCTAAAACTACAACCGCACTCGCAAGAGTTAATGTTCCCGCAATTCCATCCACTGCAACAGGTGAAACTTTCACAATGTTGTTTCCGGCTGCTCCTGAGTTTACCACCGTAAAGATTAACCCTTGTTTAGTTGGTGGAAGGATGATGCTTTTCGCATCAGTTCCCAGCAGTATTACCTTTCCTGAATCATTCGCTGTAAGCGTGATATTGTCTGTAAGGACCTGCACCGCTTTTTGTTGCATTTCGCCAACATTTCCGTTTTTATCTGTAATTTTTGCGTCCATAGTTATGATGCTAAACCAGTTATTTTAATGATTGGATGTACTCTCGTTGTCATGTCTGAGTTGAATTCTTCAAACAAATACACTCTAATCCACAACGCCATTTCTTGGAAATGTGTCATGATTAAGTTAGTATCTCTACCTGCAGAAACTAATGATGTTGCATCGGTCGCTTCCAAGTTGGTAAATACATTAGCTCTCATTCTTGCAAATGGAATCTCAAGGTCAGAAATTGACCATTCTTTTCCTCCGAACTTTGTACCCATTCTGAAATCAGCAGGATAGTTTTCGTACATAGCTAATGCTCCATTACGAACATAGTAACCTGTAAAGTTGTTTGGTCCCGGAGCTAATAGTCCCGATTCGTGTAACTGATCGATAGCAGGAAAACCTAGAGCTTGAAGGTTCTTTTCATTATTTGTTCCATACTTCGCCCATTCGTTTTTAGCTGCTGCCAATCCCGCTCTTGAAGTTAGGATCTCATAATCACCTCCAATCTCATTGGCACCTACAATTCTAGAGATATTTGCAAACATCAATTCTTTTTGAGCTTCTTTGCTGATCTCTAAAGTGTCAGTAGTTGTGTTAAATGAGAACGTTTTAGTTCCATCAGAAACTTGAGCACTACCCAAAGGCAATACTTGAGTTTTACGAGCTTCTAATCTTGCAAGGATGATAGCCTCTAAAGCTTTTCCCATACCGTAAGACACTTTCTTCACCTTGTGGTCAAGATCAAACTGCTCGTCAACCATGTTATTGGCATAATGTGCAGGGAAATGTCTGAAACCAGAGAAGATATCGTAAACGATTGGAGAAATCTTTCCTGAAGTCGTTAAATTTGCAGGGATGTCAAAGCCTGGTGTTGCAGTAACTGTAACTTCCTGATCGATAATAGCAGGAATCTCTACATTTTTCAATGATGACATTCTTGAAATTTCTTCGACCACACTCGGACTGATCCAGTCTGCTTTTTCAGTGCTGTTTTTTGCCAAATCCACTGCTCCTAGCTCAGCGTATCGAGATTCCGAAAACGTATTCGTATCCTGATAATTATTTAGCAACGTTGCGTCTAAATTCATTTTTAAAAATTGTTTTTGTTAGTAATAATTATAATACACGTTTGCGGTCCTTCGCTTTACCTTACTTTGCAGCAAGGATTTTTTTATTGTATTCTGCGAATTTCTTAGGATATTCTTTAGAAGTAACTGTGATGCCTTCTTTTGCCAGTTGTTCCTTGATTATCTTCGTTCTTTCAGCAGAATCTTTTTTAATATCTTCAGTGATATCAGCATCAAAGCCTTCCACCGTTAATTTTGCACCTTTCGCACCGGTTCCTGGAACTACTCTACCTGTGATTAAGGATTTTAAATCTTCATCCTTTGCTACCAATTCCGAAAGGTTTACACGCTTATGTTGATTTTCTTTGTCGATAGCAACGTAAACATCATCAGCCAATTCAATGTCGTATTTTGCTTCTGTAGCAGTTTGAAAAGCTTTCCATTTAGCGTTAATCTCATATTGATTAGCGTCTTTGTTAAAAACAGGCTTTACAGAGCTGTATGCAACTTTCTTTTTATACTCAGATAATTCTCCGGAAGTTGTTTCATACTTTTCAGCTTTGATTTTCAACTCATCATAGTTGGCCAGAAGTTTCTGAGCATCATCAAGCTTTTGTTTCGCATCATCTAATTCAGCTTTTGTAGCTTCATCACCTTTGAAGTCTTTTAATTTCTGATCATAATCAGATTTTAATCTGTCAACTTCTGATTTCTTTGATTCAACCGCTTTTTCTGAAATTCTAGCAACGTAATCTCCGAATTTCTCTCCTTGTAGACGGTCTTCCTTAACTCCTGTTTTTTCTTGCAGGTAATTGGCGGCACCTGACAAGATCGCTTCTGCGTCTGTATTCGCTTTGCCGTCCCACTGTTTTTTTTGTTCTGATACATAATCAGTCATTTTAGGTGTTAAAGCAGAAATCTGCTCTGGAGTTAGGTTTGCTTCCTTGATATTTTCTTCGTTTTTGAAAAACTCTTCCATAGTCTTTTATGAATTTTTATTAATTATTTTGAGCTAATAATGGGAATCGAACCCAATCTTAAATTCTTCTATCCGGTTGAAGAAATTAGCGGATAAAAAACCGTGACCGTGATCACGGTTTTCTTTATTTAAATCTTAATCACCTTATTTTTCTTTGATGGCTTTATCTAATTCTTCCAAAGTCAAAGCTTCATCAGCATCTTTTTCAAAGACATCTTTGTACTCAGCTCTTTTCGTTTGCAAGGCTTCGAACTCTGTGATCTTCTGATTGATTTCATCAACGGTCCATTTTACACCTCCTTTTTTACCTACAACTGAAAAGTATCTATCTCTAGCTTCTTTCAAAGCTTCATCAGCATCTCCAGAAGTTTGGTCTTTAAGAGTTTCATCTAAGTTTTTACCTTGAGATAATTGTGCAATCTGATCTTCTAATTTTTTTATTCGGATTTGTTCAGGAGTTAGAGGTTTTTCAGGTGCCTTGAAGTATTTATCAACTTCATTCTGGATCGGCTCAAGATCTTTAACCTCTTCATATCTTTCAGGTGAATCCACAGGCTCATCTTTATTGACTTTATTCAAGTCGTAAGCCTTAACAACTTTCACCTCTGTGATTCCATTTGCTTTCAAATGTTTCATGAAGTTATCCCACTCTGAAGATCCTTGAGTGATTGATACTAATTCGTTCTTGCTGGTGATCTCACCTTTTGCATTGTATGTAGCAATTCCGTAGAATAAACTAAGCGTTACTGATAATAGCTTGCTGCTCATTTTTTATTATGTTTTTGATTAAATTCGTGATTAAAACTATTTTGACACTTTCCTTCATGTCATCACCTAAACTTTCATAGAATACTTCAATCTGGCCGTACTCAGCTTCGAACATTGAGATCCAGAAATCAAATCTTGTTTGCATTTCGAATAGTTCCGGATTCATTGGAAGGGTACCACCTAAAGCCGTTGCGAAATCAGCATCAGAAGCATAAGGAAGAATCATGTAAAGAATTACATCTCTCCTAGCCTGATCAAGATTATGTTTGTTTCGGTTTTGGGAAATTCTCTTTAAAATCTTTCTTCTCTCAATTGCGTTGGGAGCGATCTTAAAAGATGTGAACAGCTCATCAAGCGATTCAATGAAGAAATCTGTTCCGAAAAACACTTCAACGCTCACATTCTCTTTTCCGTGAAGCAAAGCCAGTGTTTTATAATCCGAAAGTTTTTTGATACGTGAAAGTTCTTTTGATAACCATCTAAGTTTATCTTCTTTGCTTACATAACCTTTGGAAACCTGAAGCTCATTTTTTGCAGAGGCATTTTGCTCCTCATAATCTCCCAGAATAGATGCTAAAATTCTGCTTTCTATTTCTTGAAGCCTCGTATTTAGATATTTCAGAGACTCAACAGGCAGGTAATGAAATTGGAAGTAGTTTTTAATAACATCCATGTTTATGCTACCATTCATATCAGCAGCAACCGGAATACTTACGACAGTACCGGCTTGCAGTTGGCTATCCGATGCAGAAATAGGATTTGATAAATCAGCAGATTGAGAACCTATCATTAATGATGACATTGGCTCTTTATCTGATAATTTTTTCTTTAATTCTCCGGCAATGCTCGTGTCCTTTGTTTTTAGTTTTGTAGTAACAGGAATAGCCCCATTAGGCTCAGTCATTCTCTGCAATGTTTTTAAGAAAACAAATTCCTCGAGATCGGTTACAGAATATGAGAAGATTGATTTTTTTACAATATTATTTTCAGCGAACATATTTTCAGACGAAATCCAATCGGCTGGACATTGCTCTAAATCATGTAATGACTGTAAAATAGTTTTGAAATCGTGATCAAAAAAAATGTACTGATCTTTATCTAAATAAGAAAATCCGTGAACTTCTTCACCATTGATTTCAACACATGATCTGTAAGCTATTCGATTGATTTTATCTTTATCACAGTCTACAGAAACGATGCTTTTAATTGAAACAATCTCTCTGTATCGTTTTTGCTCAACGTCGATATCTTGAACAATAACATCATTATGATTGAAAAGAATAGCGTCAAATAATTCGTTGTCGAATTCTTCTGATTTTAATTCGGGATGACAAGATTCTTCAACTCCTCGAACTGAATATTTAAAAATAGAATCATCAGCATGAAATACTCTTCTAAGTTGCGGTTTAACATCATCATTGATCAGTTTTGCCGATGGAAGTGGATGACGTAAGTATTTAAAGAATGAAAGGAAATTATCTGTCTTAAAAACAGTTTTCACCCAATTTAAAAACTTCTCACTCGACTGATATTTTCTATTCGTCCACTGTCTCAAATATTCAAGGGAAATTTCTTCCTGTAATGAAGATTGTGTAAAATAGGAAATATCCCTATGCTGTTGTTGAGCTTTAAGGATATAACGGTGATTAACTTTTCGTTTAATGAAATCGACTGGCTGTAAAACCATTACTGTTTTTAAGTTTAAGCAAACTTAAAGCAGTAAATGTCCGGTGTTGTTGTTTGTTGAAATAGAAACATCTAGAATTATAATATTGAGGCAATCGGCAACAAAACAGCATTTAATTTTATAGAAAATATGTTTTTGGAAATCTTCTCAATCATATCTATTCATAGCATCTAGCTCAAATTTGTGGATAAATAAATTTGGAAAAAGCAATAAAAAAAGCAATAAAAAAGTAATTTATATTACGGAAAATAGTAATTTTGAAAAAACAAAACCACCCCTTTTTAGAGGTGGAAATTAATAAGACATTACCAGATAGTTTCAATAAGCTCTTTCATCAGCTTTGTTATTTGAACCACTGGCTTTAAAATCTTAACAATTTTTTTAAAAAAACCAATCATAGCTTTTAAATTAATTGTTAATAATCAGAGACTTAAGATCATCGCAGTCTGCCAGGACTGTTAACTTTGACCTTAAGTCTTTCTGTTGTAACAAAGTTCGAAAAAAAGAAACGATTTGGAAAGGGGTTAAGACTAAATGGCTGTCTTTTAACTTTAAAAGTTTTCCACATTTACTTGAAACTTGCTCTGATATTGGTCTTAAGATACTTAAACTAAATATTGTCATCATTCAGTAATAATTATTTTAAAAAATTAAATATAAACGCTTTATAAATAACCGTTTAAGCATTAAACAACACACCCAAACATCACCTTTTTAGGCTTTAGTAGTTTAAATAAAAAATTTAATAAAATGAATTGAAGTTTTAAAATTGACAACTTAGACGTAATAGTGCGTTTCTGTTAATTTTAGGTTACTTTTTCGAACATTCTAAAAATAATAAATAACTCATCTGTCTATTTAATTACTTATCATGGAACCAATCAAAAAGAAAAAAAAGAAAAAACTTAATCTAATTCTACCTATAGTCGTCGCTTTAATAATTGTATTAGGATTATGGTTATGTAATTATGTTACCTTGTTTAATTTAGGTGACACTGAAAGAGGGACTTTTGGCGATATGTTTGGTTCGGTAAATGCGATTTTTTCTGGGTTAGCATTTGCTGGAATTATAATAACAATTTATATACAAAGCCACGAATTAAAATTGCAAAGAAAAGAATTGAAACTAACAAGACAGGAAGCTAAAAGAACTAGAGGTGAATTAAATAAACAAAACGAAACTTTAACAAAACAACAATTTGAAAATACATTTTTTCAGATGTTAAGTCTATTTCATGAAAGCATTGAGAAAATTCATACTTCTATTGAAAGTTTCACCTTGAACGGGAAAGCAGTGTTTAGTGTAGTTAAAAATGAAATAAATGAAAATATAGATACTATTCTCAGACAACGTGTATCAGCTGTCGGTCCTACGACTATGTCATTTCAAGATTTAATGTATGCTGAAAAGAGAAAGATTGAGATATTAGATTATTTAGATGCTTATCGTAGTGTCTATTACAAATACGATAATGTTCTAACTCCTTATTATTCTACACTTATTAATATTCTGAAATTTCTAGATCAGTCATATATTGACGATAAGAATTTTTATGTATCCATTATTTCTTCTCAATTCTCCCGGGATGAATGTTTAGTTTTATTCATACATACGCATGTATCACCACAATGCACAATGGAAAGAGATTTGATAGAAAAGTATAATGTTGTAGACGGTCTTAATAGAGATATGCTGGTCAAAGGTTCATTATTTACAGATTATTTAGAACAAAAAAAAGCATGACCTAGAACGATTATAGGTTGATTTTTTTGAACCAATAGACAGTAAAACGTCAACTTATTTCGTTTTAAATTTTTTGCAATATAATTTCTTAATTCCACTCCGCCTCTATCTCCTGTTGTGAGTTCCACGCCATGTGACCATAACGAGTCATATCCCAGAAGTGATTATACTTATCAATAGGTTGGTTAATTTGAATTCCGTTAATCTCCATCCACTTATAGTTTTCGGCTTCTTTTTTGGCTTTATGAACAAGGTGATTCTTAACGATGTTGATTTTCTTTCCTTTCATTGAAAGGAGATGATAAGTAATAGTTTTATTCTTTCTGACTTTAGTAGTGTTATAACCCAAACCTCTTAAATCGGAAACCATCTGGATTACACCATTCAACTCAGAAACTCTCCTATCTGATGAATCACAGACAATCAATGTATCTTTATCAATATTCAACTTTTCAAAGCATTTATCAAGAAGATCAGCTGTCTCAATTGGTTCGTATAATAGCAACTCAACAAAAATATCAGTTGCAGTTTCGGTAAACTTCCCGAAGGCATTCGGATCCGAAGTAAATCCAAAGTCATTTACATAAATGTAACCAAGATAATCCGGAAATTCATCGATGTAGGTGACATTGTTAAATATCACACCCTTCATTGCTCCACGCAATCCAAGGCCGTAAACTTTCCACATAAACTCATTAGCGGTTCCTTGTCTTACATTGTCAGGATGTGGCGGCGGTTGATTGTTTTCGCTTATTGGAAGATAATTGTAATAAACCCCATCTTCGGTAACCTCATAGCTTCCCGGTAACCATGGTTCATACTTCAGAATTTTATTTAATTCTGTAGGTGCGATATATGGATTCTGTAAAAATGTTGTTCTCAAGAAATCAACATCATCCCGAGTCACAACGCTATCAAAAACCCAATGATCTGTAAATGATGGGTTATAATCCATCCACCAGAATTTTCTACACCTCATTTCCACCTGATCAAAAACCTCGTTTCTAATCATCATAGCCTCATTGAAAAAAGCATAGTCGCAACCACCTCCGTGCTTACCATCTCCAAGAAAGTGAATTTTAGATTTACCTATCTTAAAAGATTTCACCTCTTCTGCATCGTGAAACTTATTAGGAAGCTTAAAATCATCTAATCTACGTTTGAAATCGTCGTAAAGTGTTGTTTTGAATTCGTTGTAAGTTTCACGGTAAATATTAATCGTACAGCCGTCATCCTTATGTCTAACCGTAGATAAGTAAATAATGATATCAACACCTGACCAAGTCTTCCCAGATCTGGAACTCCCCTCAAGTACGGCACCCGCAAAGCCACTGACAAGAATTGGCTGACCGCTTTCATTGTATCCCCATCTTTGACCGTTAATCGCATTAAAAAGAATCTTATAATTAGGATTTGTTTTATCATCAAATTCAGTAAGTCTTTTAAATAGATTATCAACCTCTCTATCATGGAGAAGTTTTTCAAGTAAAAGAAGTTCTGAATCTGTTAAGGGCATTTGCTTAATTTATCCGTAAAAACACGGTATTTTACTATTATAATTTGCTATCTAATTAATTATTCTTACCTATGTGATCTAACCATAAAAAATTAAATTATGCCAAAGAATGCGCAAGGTGAAGTGAAATGTATCAATGAAGGAACTTCGATTAACAGCGGAAGTAACGTTCATCAGATGTTAAGAATTGAAGGCCATGCTACAATGTTACAAGCAGGAAAGGATCAACAAAACAGAACTATAGTTAATCCAAATAAGATACTTGGATTTGAAGTTTATGTATGTCCTAACTGTCATTACAGTGAGATGTATAAAGTCAATTTAGATTTGATTTGATTTGATTTGATTATTTAGACCTTGTTTGACAAGGTCTATTTTTATTAACAAATTGTTATCTTCAAAGTGCCACAAACTCCGCTCCTATCTTCTTTAGTGCTGATTCTGATAATATTAATTCATGAAAATTCAATAAATCTTCAACAACATTAACTCTCTGTCTTTCATTGCTTGAATTATAGAAAAACAATCCGAAAGAATCGTTCATAATATAATCGATATTGTTTTTTCTATGTGATTGTTTTAAAGCAAAATAAATCTGCCCTTCCTTTCTTGTGTCAACATTCATAAATCCTTCAAACAAAACCTTTTCTTTTGCCGCCCTATAAGCTTCAACTTCATCAACATCCCAAAACACATCCTGTTCGTCAAATTCTATAGTTCTCGCAATCATTCGGGGTTGTTCCAAAACATTTCCGTTTTCATCGCATGGAACAAACATTTCCAATATTAAAGGCTGTTTTAAAAAATTTGCATAATTGCTTATTTGCGTCAACATTTTAACTTCGTCGTAAGGTGGATTTTCATTTAATATTTTTAAACAAAAATCTGTCATTGATATTAATCTCATGGTAGTAATTTTAGTTATTGATTAGCTTTTTCCAACAGCTCTTTTATCTTCTGATCTCTTTCTTCCGGAGTCATTGTTTTATCCAAAGTTTCGATTTCTTTCTTATCAATCAAGCCTAATTCCCTTGAGATGATGTTCGCATTTAATAGGTTTCCGGCAGCCCCTTGAAACTTCTGAGTGTAGACAATTGCCTCAATATCTTCTATGATAGTAGAAAAATCGCACTCATCTTTTGGTAATCTTGCTTTGAATTGTCTAAAGTATGCTTCATTACAATTGAGGTAAAAACAGAGCTCCCTCATCGTCATAGCTCTCATAATCGGTACCTCTTTGGTAACAATACTACCTTGAAACTGAAAGACTTTAGTTTCGTAAAGAGGATTCTGTTTTATGTAGTTGAAATATTCACATGCAGCATCCCATAATAATTGTGGAGTAGCAAAAAGTTTCTCTCTTCCGTGTTTTGCTCTATTCATCCAGAAGTCATTTCCTGCAGGGAATTTTGTTTTAGGTGTCGTCTTAGCTCTAGGTTTTGCAGGAGCCTTTTTTATTGGTGTTTTCTTTACCGGAGATTTTGTGGGAGTTTTAGCAGGAATAACTTTAGCCACTACTTTTTTTGCAGTGGTTGGTTTATTATCCTGATTTGTTTTAGAGGTTGTCATTTTAATTTTTACTGATTACTTTTGTCTTGGCTGTTGTATTGATTTTTCAGTCATATCCTTTATTGTTTAAGCCACTCATTATTCAGATGTTTCCAAATTTTATTATTAACCGTTTGACTGATCAAACTCACTGAGACTTTGAAGTCTTTAGCTAATTGAGCTTTACTTATTCCGGCTTCTTTTCGCTTTCTGATATCTAAAACCTGCTGAGCTGAAAGTTTAGCCATTCCATTTCGACGACCAGTTCCATGGCCCTCAGGATATTTGCCAGCAGCATAAGCAGTCTGAATACTTTTTTTTCTTGATATCCACTCTAAGTTAGATGCTAGATCGTTAAAGTTGTTTCTATCCTTACGCTTTAAAACCTCATTCTCTTTTGGTGGTCTATTGAATACTGTAGCAGTTAATCTTCCACAATCGAAGTGTTTTCTATGTCTACGTTTGTTAGATAGTGTCACTTCATATTTTCCTGAGGAAAGTGATTTTTTGATTATTACCGAAGTTTTAAATATTATAGATTTAACTCTGGAGTATTGTGAGATTTGATATCTATCTTCATAGCCGGGAACATCTTCCCAAATTTCTCCAGGTAGATTGTTGATATCTGTACTTAAAGTGTCTTTTATAGAAATATTACTCATTATTTTCTTTTGCATCTTATCTTAGACTTGATCCTCTCTAAAATTTAAAAACCCGACCGACAATACGCCAGTCGGGTAAAACTAATAACCATGAAAACTCAAATTAAACATGAGAATCATCACACAGACGCAATTTCCTGTAGCTAATCTGTATTGTCATTTAAAAAGTAAAAAGTGCTGTGGAGAATATGGGGATCGAACCCATCAACTTTAGACTGCCAGTCTAACGCTCAACCAACTGAGCAACTTCCCCTTTTTAAAAACTGCCTAGCTTTCACTAGGCTAGTTCACCAAATCACAAAATATCAATATGAAAAATATTCCCTTGTCTTAATATTCACTACCTTTGAGAGTAACCTTAAAAAATTAAAACCATGTTTATTGAAGTTTTCTTATTTCAGGGATCGGTTGCAACAATCAATCTTTATAATTTAATTAAAATCACAAAAGATGTAAACGGATTTGCAGTTTTCAAAATGTCTGATGGATCCGAAATAAAAACGACTAACAAATACGATAATATTCTAAGCAATCTTAAAAATGATGGAAAATTAAAATAAAGCACTTAAACAACTGCGCTGATTGGGGTTTACTGCTTTAGAGACAATATCGATTAACACGGTTAATATTATCTAAGTAAAATCCCTTTCGTAAGTGCTTTATTTTTTATTTACCTTATTGGTAACTGCTTCATACTTCTTTCTGAATTCAGCATTGAATTTCAATTCTGTCTCAAACTTCCTGATGTAGATATTTACATTAGGCTGGCTTTGTTTAAAAAATTCCGCTATTTCATTCTGCTTAATTTTAAAATTAGTTCTGCAGATGTTCGTTAAGATCATTCTTGCATAAACAATATTTTGCAATCTTGACTTTTCTCGCATCTCCTTAGGAAAAATCCCGAACTCTGCGGAAACGATTTTACATACTTTTAAAAGAACTTCTTTAGACATCTACAAATCAATGCTTTCATGAATACAAATATAAATAATTATTTTCTAAATACATCTATTGGATGTACGATTGTCTATTTTTTTTTTTTGATGTTTTAAATCAACCTGTAATAATTTGTGATCAATTACTAAATAGTAGCACATCACATTTCTTTCTATTCACATACATAGTCTGTCCCGGAAAATAGTCCCGTATTCTCAGACGTTATTAATGTTAATCTGCAAAATTATTTTAAACAGTATCCGGTGATGCACATCTTTATGATGATTAAACTGGTAAGTGGTTGGAAGTAAGAAAAAAATAAGTATTTTTATTTCAACTAAATACTTTTAATATGAGCAATCAACAGTTAGACGATCAAAATCAAGAGCACGCAGACAGAGAAATAGCAGATTTACTTGGTATCGAGTACGAAGAACTATCTGAACTTGAATACGATTTCGGAGATGTCGAAAGTAATGAGGGCATGATTTACCAGCACTACATTCAATTTAATCCAGAGGTAGGTAAAGAAATTTTAAAAAAAATTGATTTAGATTCAAGTAACACTTTTTACTTCGATGCAGATTAAAACAGCGGTGCCAGTGGTACCGCTTTTGTGATGAATTCTTTTAAGCTTAGAAATGATTAAATGTCCAGTTTGCTATTTTACACCTAAGTCAGCGTAAATTTTTTCAATCTCTTTTATCATTTTAATTCCAATACCACTCCAATTTCTTAACATTTTTAGGCGAAAATTCTCTGTTCCCAAATCAGAAACTTTAATCATTTGATAGCATGATTCCCAGTCATTTTCTCTAAATGCTCTATCTTTCAGATTCCAAAGATATATCTCTCCTAATTTCTTTTGGATCCTTCTTGGAATCGAATATTCGCTAAGCGGCTTATCAGGCTCAAAGTTTTTCACAACGGATTTCATTTGTTGCTTTCTGTATTTTTTTACAGTTTCCAAGGCTTGTAAGTATTTTCCCCGACTTATCATTATCCAAATTTAGAGAATTATTTTTGTACCTTCTATGAAGAACATATAGCTTTTTGTTATATTTGTAAAAACTAATAATTATGCCTTTACCTTACGATAATTTAGCTTATCCTGTATTTATTCAAATCGGCGATGAGTTCGGAACAGGATTCAATCTAGCAACAGAATACGGAGAATTTTTTATATCAGCAAAACATGTTTTTTACAAAAAAGATGGCACTTTAAAAAATAATACAGCTTTATTAAAATTTAGAGTTCAAAACCCAAGTGAGAAAGATTACTCTATTAATATTCATGAGATCAATATAGATCAATTACTCGAGGAAAAACGTATTATTTTAAGCCCAGACAAGGATATAATTATCTTTGACTTCGATAGTGTAAAGTTAAATCCAAAGACAGGCATAAAAGATCAAATACATTTTTTTAAACTTTCTGGTTCTAACAATGGTAGATACACTCGTATACCTAAAAACTCTCCTTTAACATTAGATCAAGTTGCTATTTCAAATGATATCTATATTTTTGGATATCCTAATTCAATAGGAATGATTTCAGACCCACAATTTAATTATAATGTTCCATTAATTAGAAAAGGAATTGTCTCACAAGTTAATAGGGATTCAGGCACTATCATCTTGGACTGTCAAGTACATGGAGGAAATAGTGGTGGCCCGGTAATCCAAATTAATCAAATTGATTCAACAACTTTTAATCTTCATTTAATAGGTATTCTTATTCAATACATTCCATATTACACAAAACAAAGCGTTAGTTATCCAAATACCTACTATAACTCAACGCCAGCTTCTGTTATAGACTCAAAAAACTCCGGATATTCAGTAGCAGTAAGTATCGAATTTGCTCTTGAAATTATAAAAGCCTATTCCGAAAATAACAACTAATATATCTATCATTTTACTTTTTCAATTAATAGTTTTAAATCGTTTTCAATCTCCAGATAGTTATCTGCTGTGTATCTTAGAATCTGCCATCCTAGTTTTGTGGCTAGATTGTATTTTGTAATATCTTTTGTGTAACCTGAAATTGTCGTATGTCCTGATTTTTCAGAGAAAATACCCTCGTACTCAATAGCGATTCTATATTCTTCAATCGCCCAATCAAACCGGAACTTTCGGACCTCATCGAACTGATATTCTTCTTTAAACCTCAATCCTGACCTTTCTAAAACCGATATGATGTGAAGTTTATACCTTCCGATCTCTTTCGGGATTACAACTTTGTTTTTCGGTTCTTTAGGAAAATAAACATTCTTTATTCTTCCTTCTTTTTCCAATTTTTGAAGAAACGATTTACTCCAGGTCATCACGCTACTTTTCTACTTTCAATTAATCTTCCTGCTGTAGCTTCACAAATTTTTCTAGCCATCGTAACTTCAACAGCATTTCCGATGAATTTCTTTTGATCCGCCTGAGTACCTAGAAGAACATAATCTTTGGGAAATCCCATAATTTCTTTAAGCTCCTGAATCTTCAGCATTCTCATTTTGATATCCATCAATCCATAATGCGCCATGAATTCTTTTATTTTTTGCATCATGGGAGAATCATCTTCATAAATCTCATAAATGATCACATTATCGTCGACTTTCATGAATGAGTGTAAATTGTTTGAATCTGAAATCTCAACCAAATAAGGTGGCGTTTTATCCATCCTTGCAATTAGCGTAAAGCATGGTTGGTTAATGCTGTTTCCTATTCTGCTATATTGAGCATCCATCAGATAATGCCATTTCCTGTTTGCGGTGATTGTTGGTACAGGATCTTGTATTGCACTACCGACATTTTTAAAATTTGTATTTAGAATCCATTCGGCATGAACTTTTGCATATTTAGGATTTGTTGTAACAGCTCCTAATACTGTTTCAATTGATGATGGTTTACTATTTCCAAATTGCTGATCGATAAAACTTGAGGTGACAAGTGAAAATCTATCTCCCGTAGTTACCGTTGGTGAAGGTGATTCTACACTGGAGGTAAAACCATTTCCGTAGTATGCTTGCAAAAACTTTGGTTGCACTAATGCATGTGAATCTTTTGTTTTAATAGTTCCAGATGGACCATTCACAGTGATGTTTTTATGTTCAGGTTTACCAGAGTAGTATTTTGAAAGAAAATCGCATCCAACTTTTGCAAATCTGTTATTTGTTGTCACTGCATTACAAGCTTCTTCAACACTTTTAACTCTATGTTCAGGGTTGCCTGAATTGTATTGTGTTAAAAAGTTTGCGCTTACAACTCCCAATCTACCTTGGCATGAAACTGTAGGACACGGATCTTCTACACTTGGCGGAATGTGAACTCTAGTTTTTCCATTGATAGAATTGTATTTTAAAATCCATTTATCTTTTCCACCCGCAACAAACTTGATTAAACCGTGGTAAATTCTTTCCAGAGTAGCCTCTACAAGTGGTTTTTTTCTCGTGAAAATACTTTCACCTTCATCATCGAAGTCCAACACCTCTTTAACCGGTCTCCATTTTTCAAGACTCTCAAATAATCCTGATACTGGATTTTTGGAATGTGTAGGTTCTGGCCAAACAATTGGAAATGCAGCATTATTGAATTGAGCGAAAAATCTTTTACGACTTGTCAATGCTCCAAAATCAGCAGAATTTAAAATTCTATAATCGTAATTGTAGCCAAATTGCTGAATATGATCAACCCATTTTAAAAAAGATTGTCCTTTATCTTTACTGATCGGCTTTCCTTTTTCATCTAATTCTCCCCAACTCATAAACTCTTCTACATTCTCGATCTGAATTGAATCAGGATTTAAAGCAATAATGTATCTATCAAGATGCTCCGCAAGGGTTCTACTATCTGCATCACGAGATAAACCGCCTTTTGCTTTGCTGAAATTAGTACACTCTAAAGAAGCCCAAAGCACAAGTTTTGCGAACGGATATTCTTTCTTCATTCTTCGTGCATAGTCTACAAGCGGAGAAAGTTGAAGTGTTCTGATATCTTCTGTGAAATGCAAAGATTCCGGATGATTTTCTGAATGAGAAGCAATGGCATTGGCATCATGGTTTACACACGCAATAACCTTCGCACACTTTTCACCTTGAACTTGTGCAGATTCTACACCAGTTGAAGTTCCACCGGCACCGCAAAATAGATCTACATACAGCAAGGTGATTGCTAAGGCTCCGAGTTTTATATATTTGTTGTTCATGTTATCTTTTTAAATATTTACTTTTCTGATCTTCTCTGTTTGACTGATACATTTCTTTAAAATCCTTCAACCATTCAGTTTTTTGTTTCGCTAACTTTTCAATCAATTCCATCGGATTAGAATGGCATATCATCTTTGTCTCCGAAAGCTTCTCCTGGTGTTGCGGTTGCTGTAACTCTGGTATTTTCATAATAAGGATTGTTTAAATCGTGAAATCTTTGATAATCTGCCTGCCATCCAATGATGACTTCACTGTCTCCGCAATGGCGGTTTTTAGCGGTAATAAGCATTGCCTGACCTTCAGTAGAAGGTTCACCTTCTTCATCTGCCCATGTTGTAATTCCATAGTATTCCGGTCTGTATGGGAAAATGATAATATCTGCATCCTGCTCAATGGCCCCGGATTCTCGCAGGTCTGAAAGTTGTGGTTTCTTTCCTGGCCTTTTCTCCACTTCCCTACTCAATTGTGAAAGTGCAATCACAGGAACATTTAATTCTTTAGCAAGCATTTTTAATTCTCTTGAAACAAAAGTTACTCGGTCGATTGTTGAAAATTTCCTTTTCGTATCAATCAATTGCAAGTAATCAATGATGATCATTTTCGTTTTCTTTTCTTCGCATACCTGGCGAGCTCTAGCCTTTATTTCTTCCCAGAGAAAAAGAGAATCATCGTAATAAAATGGCAGTTTTTCGAATTGACCATTTTGAAACAGCTTCTCTAAATCCTCATCTGTGAATCTTTTTTTTCTTATGCTGTTTGATGATATATTCAACTCATTTGAAACAATTCTTTTGTGAAGTTGAATATTGGCCATCTCAAGTGAGAAGAAATGAATCGGATAATCATTCTTTGCTGCATGCTTTCCAAGCTCCAATGCAAGAGCTGTTTTTCCCATCGCTGGTCTTGCTGCAATAATTATCAAATCTGAATTCTGCCATCCTTGATTTTCTTCCTGTAACTTCCTGAATGGTATAGGAACTCCTGGAACTGTTTCAGCTTTTACATAACTCATAAACTCCTGATGAACATCGTAAAATGATTTTATTGATTTCTGGCCTGATAAGTACCCGTTAATCTGTCCGATTTGCTTTTCCGTATCATCCAGAACTTCGAAAACATCAACTGAAGAATCATAAGCTCTTTTCATCATAAGCGAGGACATTTCAATTATTTTTCTTTTCAAATATGCCTCCCAAACTATCCTAACATGATATTCTATGTGAGCTGATGAGTTGATTCCCATCGTTAGCTCAATGATGTAATGATCACCTCCACACCTTTCCAATTCCCCTGTCTTTTTCAACTGCATCAGCACAGTGGCTAAATCGACCGGATTGTTTTTTGAAAGAATAAAACACATTGCTCTATAAATCTCTCGGTGTTTAGGATCATAAAAAACATCTTCGTTTTCCCCGATAATCTTGTAAACCTGCTTCAGTCCTTTTGCATCAATCAAACAAGTTCCGATCACCAAAGTTTCAATGTCAAGTGCTTGGGGCGGAACTAATCCCACACTCATACTTGATGGCTTTAAATTGTTTACTTGATTCATAATCGTTTACGTTTTATCATTGTTGAAGATTCTACAAGCAATGTCCCTTTCTCTCTACTTCTCCAGTTGTTTAACCTTCTGGCGGTTTCCCAAGTTTTCTCAAGTTGAAATCTCATTTTACCACTCGGAGAAGGTTCAGTCCAATACTGATAGAATTTGTTTAACATTTCCTTTTCAAAACCTTTAGCATTTTCAGCAATAGAATCTTTAAAATCATTTTTAGTAAAAAGTTTGAAAGATTTAGTTTTAGATGTTTGAGTCGGAACGACAACACTCTCTTTCTTTTCTACTTCTGTTTCTACTTCGTTTCTAGTGTGCAATAGCTTATCATCTGCTATGCATCTGCTATGCATTGTGATATCATCCTTTGTAATCTCTAATGGCGGCGGGTATTTTTCGGTTTTTTGTCTTAACTGTTGTTTGAAATTCTTGATCTGTAGGTAGCTTTTGTTAGCGATAGTGTAGACAGTGACAAGACCGGACTTTTCACACGCAGTGAGCCATCGGGCGATATCAGTTTCTCGTATATCGGTTTTAAGCGGAAACAGATTTGATTTTAACAATCGAGTATCAGAATAAAAACGGCCATAATCATCGACCTTCATTATTAGCCTTACAAAAAAACGTTCAGCATTCACATCCAAATCATCTATGAGGAAGCTATCTGTCCAGTCTCTTAATATTCTGTTAGGCATTTTTTTTAGTTTTATTTCAATTCCAACTTATCTCCGACTTCTTTCAGGTCCTTATTCCCTACAGGGAGATCAAAGTATTTGTAATCATACCTTTTACCTAAATCGGACTCAAAAACGTGCTTTTGCTCAGGTCCTGTAGAAAATTTCACCTTCTTAATACCTTTGTATTTGTAAGAGGTCACGTTGATAATAACTTCCTGGTCTATTTCTAAATCTTTAACTTTCATAGATTTTCATTGTTTTTTGGTGAGTTTCATTTAGAAACTCTTTGGTGAAAATATTTGCGTGTGCTTTCTCATGGCAGGTTCTACACAGAGCGATAAGATTCTCAATTTTATCCTGCTCATCTTTCGTTTTACTTCCGAATTCTGATCTTCTTTTTATGTGATGAATTTCAGTTGCGGGAACCTTACAAATTTCGCAGTGATAGAACCCTGAATGAGAAGGAAAATACTCAGTGTATATTTTCGTGTGCTTTTCCATTTCAATATATTTGTGAGTGTGTCAGGATTCGAACCTGAATGAAGGTTGTTTATGTGCTGCTATTGGTTATCTGCTATCACACCCTAGGCAAGTTCCCTTCTTAGCTAGGTCATTTACGGTATTGGTTATCTGGATTTCCAGTCCGTCGGCGTCTACCAGTTCCGCCACACACTCAGCCTTTTATTTGTAGATAATTGCTAAGCCAGAACAATATTGTAGTTCCCTGTTGAAAAGCTCTTCTTTTTTAATCTCAAGCAATTCAGCTAACTCTACACTTTCAAACCAGAATCTCACGCCACTATCATTTTCCTCAATACATATCTCAACTGGAAAAGAAACAGGCTTTTCACCTTTAAAAATGGGAATCTCCAAAACGAAGTTTTCAGCGATGTCGGTTTTAATCTGTTTATTGAAACTTCTTGCAGCATTTCCTCGTAAATCCGAATTGTCAGAAATATCTTTTTTGACTGAAGCTGTGAAGTTTTGATAAGATGAAAGTAGTTTTGCATTCTCTTCTTTGTTTGGAAAAAATCTTCTATTGTATCTTAAGATTTTTATCAAAGTTTCACGAGAAAAGAATTTACCTTGATTCACTCCAAACTCTTTCAATTCATTCGAGTATTCAGCTTTGCCTACTACAACAGTAGCATAAACATCATTTGGATTTGTCTCTAACTTCATCGTTAGATTATCAAAATCACATGTTACAATTGCATTTTCGGTTAAAATTTCCTGAAATGAGTTTGCATGTGATTTTTTCACTTTCAAGAAATTCCCGACTGACGAGAAGTTTCCTGAAATTTCTAGTTTTACCGGAAGTTCCGGTGTGTTTGCTGTACCTAAAAAGATTGTTGAACTTTCTCCTGATACTGATAAATTTAATTCTGGTTTCATTACTGAGCTATTTGATGGTTAAGTCTAAACATTGATCCCTGTCTTTCGTCGGGTCTTAATCTCCTTGAAGAAATAAAATCACCGTTACTGTCGTAGGAATACATCATTCCTTTCTCCTGATCATCTACATTGTAAAGCACTCCCTCAATACTTTCTGACTTCGTTTTCAGTGTTGTAAGGAGACTGGTATTTTCAGCTATAAGAGGCTTCTGTTTCAATTTTATCACCTCATTTACTTGTTTTTTCTCAGCTTCCAGATCTGTAATCTTAATGTAGTTTTCAGTAAGAGTTTCACGTCTCTCATCCAATTCCTCCTGAGTGAGATTTTTGAAATAGGATGTTTCTTCTGTGGAATATGCCATTGCCTGAAGATTATCTAATCTTTCTTTCGGTGGCATACTTTCCGGGAAAAGTTGTTTTTCCATTTTTAAATTGTTAGGGTTAATATTCTGTTTCATAAATAAATTCGACTTTCGTGTTGTTCGATTTTGTTTTTGATTTCTTCCAGATGGATAAGATCTTTAGGTTCCGGAAGGTAAAGTTCTAAAGTCTGAGCTGAGTAGTTTCTGAATCTCTCAGTGGCAAGCGAAAACTCTTCTGTATTTAAATTAGCTGAACTTCTCCAGTCTTCTCTCTCTTCTCCGGTAATTCGGTTGACGTGAGTTGTTTTGAAGATATCGGGATTGACTTTCTTTTTAAAATGCTCGAGCTTTATTTCTGCGAGTGTGTCACCGTATTCCAAAGCGTACCAGCTTAAAATTAAATGCAGATAATTATTCTGGCTATAGGTTCTGTTTTTCTTCTTTTCCAAAACCTCAATTTTTGCATTTTTTTCGAAGAGATGTTTAATTCTCCTAATTGCTCTTTGTTTCATGGTTGGGTTGGATAAGTCGAAAATCATAATCTTTACTTTAGTAATTCTGGGTTTTCATGGATATTTCCGACGATTTCGATTTCTTCTTGTATAATGAATACTCTAGAAAGTCTATGATGCGCCGACTTTAATTTCATGTAAAAAGCACCATCTGTAAAAACAACCTGATAAATCATACCAAAAACTTTTAATAAATCCCCTTCATAGATATCTTTACCATTCTTATCTTTTACGCCACTATACTGCATGATATACATTCCTATTCCGTTGGCTTCCCATTCAAATATAGATTGGTTGCTCATGTAATCCATTCGATTTATTACAGCACCATTAGCGTTTAACGTCCATGACCTAAATTTCAAATCTCTCATATCTAAAAAGGTGTCTTATTAAAATTGATTTTCATTCCTCCGCTTGCTGTGTGAACTTCTTTTCCGGTGATTCCTGAAACTTTCTTTGCGAAGTTTATCTCATGGGAATTACTATCAGATAAGTGAATCAAGACAATGTTGTTTACTTGTGAAAGATCATTTGCTAAAAGAAAATCCATACAGGTTTCAATGCTCATGTGCGAGTTGTAAATTCTATCTCTCAAAAACTTTTTATCACCTAACTTTTCATTGATGATATCTGCATCGTAGTTCGCTTCGATAATGATATTGTTCAAACCTTTGAAGGTGTAAGGACAATAAACCGTATCAGTAAGAAAAAGCACTGTTCCGCAATCTTTGTGATTGATTAAGAATCCGCAAGGCTCTGCAACATCATGGATCGTTGGAAAGGAAATCACATTGAAGTTTCCGACCTTAAATTGTCCTTTCTGTGGAATCACTACCTTTCTGGAGCTTACTGTATTCTTTGAAGTAGAATTTTGAAAAGTTCCTGCGGTTGCATAAACATTGATTCCGGATCCTAAAACTTCATTGATACTTTTTGCGTGATCGCCATGTTCATGACTAATAAGGGCCCCTGATATTTTATTCACCTTAAAATCAATAGCTTTCTTAATCTCCATTATATTAACACCACATTCAATTAATAAAGCCTCGGTATCATTTTCTAATAAATATGCATTACCCCGACTTCCGCTCCCAATTATTTTTAATTTCATTGCTGTGTCTTTGGTTTTGTTAACGCTTCTTCTAAAGTCCAGTTTTTAAGTCTTTTAACTAAAGCTGTGTTGGAAATTCCTATTTGTAAAGCCCAATCCATTCTACATTTCCTTTCTCCATTGAATTCGATCATAACATTGTCACTTCTATTTCTAGCTTGTTGTTTAATCGTTGCCCATCTACAATTATTAGGTTCATAATTTCCATTAAAATCTTTCCTATCAATAGTTAGATTATCTTCATATCCATTTGAAATAGCCCAATTGTAAAATCTTTCAAAAGAATCAATCCACTCTTTGTAAATAGAAATACCTCGACCACCATAATATTCAAACTTTTTACAGTTACTATTTAAACATCTCTGTTTCATTGAGTGCCAAATACTATAAAGTCTTGTATTCCATTGGCTATGAGTAATTGCAACAGTTCTGTTTTGCTCGTCTCGAAGACATCCGCAACTTTTTGTTTTACCTGAAAGAAGACTTATCAACCTGTAATCTTTCTTATTACCACAATCGCAAACACAGATAAAATATCTCTTATTAAACCTCTTTTCGATTTCATGGGAGATGGTTAATCTCCCATATCTATCGCCTTGGTTGACAACTGTTCTTTTTCCCATTAGAAAGATGGTCCAACAGTTTCTAATTCTTTTTCAGCTACAATAAGTGAAGGCTCTTCTTTCACTTCTTCATACTTCGCATCTTCGATATCACCAAAACCAATTTCTTCTTTATTGGCATTTTCTTTAATATCCTGCTTTACGTCTTCAGAAACTCTATCTGTAGAAACTTGTCTATCTTCATTCTCATACAAAACAGCATCGTCCGAACCTCTCACCAATAATTTACAGGCTCTGTTAATCACAGTTTTCACGGCCATCTGATCAGGGAAGTTTTTGTGAGCTGGAGAATTACCTTTCATAGCTCCCTGATTCCATGAATCTCTAATCTGAGCCATGCTCATAATTTCCACATCCTTACTTCCATCCTGCATATCTAGGATTGCATAAGCTCCTACGACATCTTTACTTCCTAAGCTTGCTAGAGTTTGTTCGTGAATTAAAACTCTGGATTTACCTGTTTCCGGATTTACTTCGAATTCAAATTGATCTTCCTTAAAAATCGCTTTTGCCTTGATATCTTTTAAACCTCCGAATCTTTTCGCCAAAACGATATTCCCGGTATATTCTATTGAGCAATCAAGCTTATCACCGTAAGGAATGAAATCACATTGTTTTTTCATTGGAGATAGTCCCCAGACTACCATTTTCAGAAGAGCATTTGCAATCGATTCTTTGGTACAAACTTCAAGAACCATTTTCCCCTGACTGTTTTTTTGTTCGCTCAACAATAGATAAGCTGATTTTAAAGCGTTTTCAGGTGAGTAGTTTTCAGGGATTCTTAATTCTCCTGCAGCTTGAAAAGCATCTACTTTTGCTAATACCTGAGCTGAAATATCCTTTTTTACGTTTGCTAACTGTGTGTTATTTTCTTGTGACATGATTATGGTTTTAAATAATTATTCAATTTGGTTAATGACTCTTCTATGGAATTTGCGTTTTCACTGAAGTCGGTATCAACTAGTTTTCCGTTTAAATTTGCGGTCGTTACCGATACTAAAAATGTTGTACCTGCATTCATTGTGAATATTTGATATTTCGCATCTTTATTTGGAGTGTATTTTTCATATGCGTAACACATTTCAGGTCTCTGTCGATTTCTTACGACTTTGAAATCGCTTAATACTAACATGAGATTCTTAATTTTTTATCTTCCGGTGATACGAAAAGGTTGACGATTTGTGAAGTGCTATCAATGAGTGTTACCACCGATTCTCTGTTGTCAATAATGATCGGAGCTGATACGTTGTAGAACTCGCAAAGAGTATTGATAATATCAATTCCTGCATTGATTTTCGAAGCTGTATTTGCATCTGAAAAAGGAACTCCATTGATAAGAGCATCACAGCATTCTACTAAAGCTCCGTTGATTTGCTTCTCAAACAATCTGAATTTCACGAATGAGAATTTCTCATTAATTCTGTCTTCGATTGTATCTACTTTAAGTTTGATAAAGTTGTCAATAGTATACTGAGTTTTTTCAATGTCAGCGATCGACTGGGCGAGCATTTTTTCTTCTCTTTCAAGTTCAGCGATACGGTTGTTTGCAGTCTGAATTTGCTCATTAGCTTGAAGAGAATCTCTCAAAACTTGAATCTCAGAATTAATAGTTTGTTTTTGAGTTCTCAGATCATTTTGATCATTTGGGTCTGGAAGTTCGAAAGTTTTAGCTTCCAATGCAGCAACCTGAACTTTAAGATCTTTTAAGTCTTCGTTTTCGGAAGTATATTTCGCAATCAAATCCTGAGGATCAAGAGAGGTGATCAGCTCATCTTTCTTTTGATCTTCTAATTCTTTTTCTAAGATTGAGATCGCTCCAGCAGTCTCCTTGATGAAAGTTTCACCACTTGCAATTCTGCCATTTACTTCTGATAGTTCAGATAGTGCATTTGCTTTTTTGTCAGCAATAGCTTTCCCTTCAGCATTGATAGCATCAAGAATACTTTTCTTATTAGTATTAAATTTGGTTTGTAATTCAGCTTTCTGAGTTTCTACCGTCGACGCATCAAGTGGTCTTTCACAGCAAGGACAAACTGCGTTTTCATCTGAGAATACAAAGTTTTTAGCGTTCTCAACATTCCACAATTCTCTTTTATCCTGAATAGTTTTTTCATAAGAAGAAATTGAAGTTTCAAGAGTTGATTTTTCAGATTTTAATCTGATCATTTTCTGTTCTGCAGGTTGAAGTTCATTTGATTTTTTATCGTTGATCTGCTTCTGGATTTGATCTGCTTTAGAATCTCCGGACTTCGCTTCGTTTTTAGCTTTTTCAGCTATTTCGAAGTTGATAGTATTAATCTTAGTTTTTAATTTAAAGATCTCATCCTGGTTAGCGTTTCTCTTATTGATGACTACATCGAATGCAGCCGAACGATCAGTAAGTTGATTATCGATGTTCTGAATCAAAGATTCTTTCTCAGAGATTTGAGCATGCATAACCCTAGCATCTACAGCCTCTGGTTTACTTCTTTCAACCTCATCAATTCTGGTAGGAATCATTTTAATATCATCCTTCGCTTTTTTGATGGTAGCGGCAATTTGTTTTTTATACTCGTCAAGAGTTTTATTTGTCAATTGAGAAACCAACTGGATATACTCATCATTTCCTTGAGCTAATTCAGCATCAGAAATATCACCAGCAATTTTCACTAAAACATCTCTTCTATCTTGCCATTTCAAAGAATTGAAAGCCGTTGGAGAAGTGATAAGCTTGAAAACTTTTTCATCAAGGATCTCACTGACTTTATTTCCATATTCTTTCATTGACAATGGCACTTCATTCCAATAATAAAGAGTTTCGTTTCCTGAAAACTCAGACTCCAAAGCACCTTTAGTTTTCACCCATTTTTCACGAAAAACTCTTTTTAGAGTTGTTAGCTCTCCATTTACTTCAATTTCGGCAGCTACCTCATGATCTATCTTAGGAATCACTTCGTTATTTTTATCTAAAGTTTTAAGTTCGAAGTCTTTTCTGTCAGTAGAATCTTTACCGAAAAGCAACCATGTAAATGCATCAAATACAGATGTTTTTCCGGTTCCATTATCTCCATAGATATTCGTGTTATTATCGAAATCGATGGTTAAATTCTTAATCCCTTTGAAATTTAACAGGGAAAGCTTTTTTAATGTGACTTTGTTATTCATGATGAAATATTTTTCTAGTTATTAATTGTGATTTTGGCTGTCTTTGAATTCTTTTATAAACTCATTTATTGCGGTGAGTTCTGCATGAGATAAAATATCATATCCTAATCTCTTTCCGTTGCAGTACCATATACCTCCGATGTTTTCGATTCTGATATTCATTGCTCTATGTTTAAAATTGAAATGAACTTATTTACGTTCACCCTGAGAAATCCTGCAACCAGATAAATACAAGCCGGAAGAAAGAAAACTGTTAGATCCTGATTATCTGAACACGCTAACACATATATTGTGTTTAAGATCAGAATTGAATTGAGTACTTTTTTCATGATGTTGATTTTTGTTCTATTGATTTTTCCAGCCTCTCCTACGTGCTGCCTGATTTGCTAAAAGTTGAACGGCTGGAGAAAGTTTGTTTGCGGCATCCACTCCGCTATTCTCCTCTGCTTTTGTTAATTGTTCCAGTTGTGCGATACGGTCCCAGACTTCAGCATTATCTTCTCGCTGTTTTTTTTCGATGCGACTTTGTTTCATTCTAAGTGCTTGTATCTCTTTCTCCAGTACGCTCATCTTATTTTATTTTGAATTGGAAATTTTTTATGATATATTTCTTCGATTTCATGATAGCTCGGTGATTTCGAACTGTACGCTGTGAAAAGTATTTCGTCTGCAGTTGTTCTATTGTCTGTTTCTTTTATACAGAAGAGAATAGAGTTATTTACAAAAGCCTCAAAATCATCTGAAAAACCCGCAAACATTTTCTGTGATCTGGTTTTCTTTTTCATCAGACTACATCTATAAGTTTTTGAATTTCTTTAACCTGAAGTTGAGCTACACCTTTCACTATCCTTAAAACTCCTGCTCTATTTTTATCAGGAATCTCTCCGTCATAAATCCAGTAGTTGTTAACTGTTCCAATTGAAACATTATATTTATCTGAAATTTTTTTTCTTACCTCATCTTTACGCTTTGCATCAAGCTTGAGGAAAATGTCTTTAATACTATTCGTAGCTTTCATATTTTTGTATCTTTGTTAAGTATAACGATACAAATATAGAACAATGTTCTAATATCTCAAAGGATATTTAGAGCTTTGTTCTAATTATAAACTTAAGTAACTGATTATCAAAGAGAATAATTTCACTTAGGAGCAATACCGTAAAAACCCCTATTGTAGTTTTGCGGTTTATAATATTACTTTTGCAGACGCTTTTACGAGAAATCCTGATAACAGCGCAATTTACAGTAGTATTATGGTGCTATCAAGACTAGTAATTAAATAGAAATCAATTGGAAAGTCAAAACACAAAAGAACAAAGCTCTACAAAAAGTAGACTTTTGCACTTCATTAAAGAAAATCACTTAACACAAAGGAAATTTGAGGAAATGACCGGCTTGTCCAATGGCTATATCAATAGTATGAGAAAGTCAATAAAGCCCGAGACTTTTGATAATAAAATAGCTCCCATATTTCCAGAATTAAATAAACTATGGATTTTACATGGGGAAGGGGATATGTATATTCCATCTTCTAAATCTTCAAACATTCAGGTAAAAAAAAATAAGGATATTAACGTTGTACGAGATTATTTAAAACCTAAAGAATACAGCAATACATTAGAAGTTAAGGTTGTAATGACAAAAGCACGAGCAGGATTTACAGACTCTTATTACTCTGAAGAATACTTAAATGATATGCCCACCGTCTTAATTGAAGCAGAGAAGGATTATAAAGGAAATTATCTTGCTTTTGAGGTTGATGGTGACAGTATGGAGCCAGAATATAACAAGGGTGACATTGTCATCTGTAGAGAAGTTCAAAGAAGTCTTTGGCAATACAAATTACATTTTAAGGAGTACGATTTTGTAATTGCACATGGAACAAAGGGAATAACACTGAAAGAAATATTAGATCACAACACTGAAACTGGAGATATTACCTGTCACTCTTTAAATCAAGAAGATGGAAATCATCCAGATTTTGTATGGAACCTTAAAGAAGTTGCGTTTCTTTACAATGTTGTAGAGCATAGAATTTCAGGAAAATCAAAAAGAAGAAACCGATAATTCAAAAACATAAAAAACCATGAAAAAATTATTACCAATATTTATTTTTATTTCAAGTTTTACATTCGGACAATTCACAATATCTGAAAGTTCTGATGACTGGAAATTATTAGGTAAAAAACAAAGTGATATTTCTATATATATTAATGGAAATAAAGCAAAGATTACAACAATTGATTTTAGAAATAAAACTATAGGTTTTGATCCTTTATCAACATTTAAAACTAGAGGTCAGCAGAATGCAGATAATTTAAGAGGTGAAATCAGAAAAGGAAATGAGGGAGTAAAAAGCGGGAACTATGAATTTACTTTTAATATTGAACCTGATACTTTAGATAAACTATATGAAGTAATCAAATCACATTTCGACACAAAGACTAAAGAAATGATAACCTTAACTTTTCCAGAAGGTAATCTTTATCTTGATTTTAATTCTAGAACAGCATTTTATGCAGTTTCTATAGGGATGGATTATGACGGTCAAAAAATATTTAGTGCACCTATTTTAAAAAGTCACGTAGATAAACTATTTGGTAAAAAATAATTTAATGAATATTTCAAATAGAACAATTTCAGAATATGAAGCATGGACCGCCCTACTTTATGGTATTGCTGGCTGTACAAAACATCCAAAACTCTCCTACAAACAAGGTTACATCAAACGTGTTCTAGAAAGCAATATTAAATTTTTTGGAATTGACTTCAATACACTTTACCAAGTTGCTGCGATGGAATACAAGAACAAAGGTCAACTAAAATTCCTCACACAATACATTCCTTGTATTCCGGAAGATGAGAAAGAAATAATCTATTGCAAGGTTGCGGATATGGCTTACATGGGAGGCGAATTAGATAACCATGAATTATTATACTTAAGATTGCTTGCAGAAGGTTTTAATCTAGAACCTCATTTTGTACAAAACGTAAATAACATATTCTCTATAACCCATCGTGGAAACTCAGTGTAATAAAATGAAAAAAACACAACGACAGATCGATGCTGAAAAGATACCTGAAGAATATCCGGTTATCAGAAGATTCTTCTATGCGGTCTACCAGATTATAACCGAAGGTCTGGCTCCGGATTTTAAAAACTTTTGTGAAGAAAATGAAATTGAACCAAGAAATTTAGAAAGATTAATAAAGGAACCACACAGACAATTCAATCCAAAGTATCTTACTATTTTGGTTGAAAAATATAGATTTTCCGCCCACTGGTTATTAACTGGACAAGGTGAAATAAAAGCAAAACATCCAACAGATGTACTTTAA